TGTATGGCAATTCCACGCGCAGTCCGAGAAGCGGCTGAAAAAGCCGAAGCACTTCACAAGCAGGTTTATGAGAACCAAGTCGAAGAAGTTATACAACCTCAGCCTCCAGCTGAACCAGAACCTCAAACGACTCCCGCAGTCGATCCTGATCCACAGCTTCCGAATTCGGATGCTTCTGCTGTTGCTCCACCCAGCGAGCTGCCAGACCAGCAGAAAAAGGATGATCAATGGGAACACCGCTACAAGGTAATCGAGGGTAAGTACAGGGCAGAGGTACCGCGATTAGCGGCGGACAACCGAGAGCTTCGTCAGAAACTTGACGCTCTTTCGCAAGAACTAGAGAGTATGAAGAGTCAGGCGAGCAAGCCGAACTCCTCACTCATCAACCAAGAAGATCGAGAAAAGTATGGAGATGATCTGCTCGACGTTATGAAGCGAGCAGCCCAAGAGCAAGTCTCTTCTAAGGATCAAGAGATAGCTGAACTAAAGCGTCGTCTAGATGAGGTGAACTCCACCACAAATAGAAACGTAGAAGTTGGCTTCTATGATCAATTAGGAAGATTGGCCCTGATTGGGTAACTATCAACTCCGACGATAACTTCCTTCGCTGGCTTGATGAATATGATGAGCTGACAGGCAAGACCCGTCAAGACCTCCTCTCAGAAGCGGAAGCATCACGAGACGCTGAACGTGTAGCTCGGTTCTTTAGTAAGTGGAAAGCAACGCAACAACAAAATGTTGCTACCAGTAATAAGGCACTCGAATCGCAGGTAGTTCCTGACTCTAATAGAGTTGTGACTGCTCCAGCGGGTAAGAGGTTCTTTACTCGTCAAGACATCGTAAACTTTTATGCGGCGGCAAGACGAGGAGATATAAGCTCAAAAGACATGGTAGCGATGGAATCCGAAATCCACGCTGCGACTATCGAAGGCAGAATACGCTAGCCTTTGATACCAGTGGCACTGATATTTGTTAGGAGCATTAAAAATGGCAATTCCAGTATCCTCTGGTTATCCCCAGTATTCTTACAACGCAAACCCTTCCGGCTCAGCATTTATTCCTGAGATCTGGTCTGGTAAGCTTCAAGTTAAGTTTTACAAGAGCACCGTTCTCGGTGAGATAACCAACAACGATTGGGAAGGCGAAATCAAGAACCAAGGCGACACGGTTCATATTCGTTCAATCCCAACAATCACAATCTCTAACTACACCAAAGGTATGAACCTGAGCAATCAAGTTCCTACTTCTACTCCAATCGAGTTGACTATCGATAAGGGTAAGTACTTCTCTGTTATCGTTGATGACGTTGATGAAGTACAGGCAGATATTCGTTTGATGGATATCTTTACCAATGACGCTGGTGAGCAGATGAAGATTGCAATCGACGGTGACGTTTTAAACAACGTTGCTGCTGATGCAGCCGCTGCAAACAAGGGTGACGCAGCTGGTGCAATCTCAGGCAACATCGACTTAGGTACAACTGGCGCTCCTTTAGAAGTAGACCGCGACAACGTTTTGGATGTTATCCTGAACGCTGGTCAAGTTCTCGATGAGCAGAACGTTCCAGAAGATGGTCGTTGGATGGTTGTTGCTCCTTGGTTCACAACTCTGTTGAAGCAATCTGATCTGCGTCAAGCTTACTTGACCGGTGACGACACTTCACCTTTGCGTAACGGTAAGATCGGTATGATCGATCGTTTCACATTGTATGTAAGCAACAACATCACCAAAGTTACTGGTGACAATGCTTACCACTTCTTGGCTGGTACTCGCGATGCAATCTCTTTTGCATCACAGATCACCAACGTTGAAACCTTACGTGCTCAAACCACATTCGGTAACATCGTTCGTGGCTTGAATGTGTACGGCTATTCTGTTGTTAAGCCTGAAGCACTCGTAGACATCTACGCTGCTAAAGCTACTGCGTAAGCAGGGCTGAGTATGGGGGAGTGGAGTAATTCATTCCCCCATTTATTTATTATGAGGATGTATGCAAAAACTACTACTGCAAAACACAACTGGCGCCGTATACCCGTGGAGTGAAAGTCTAGCTAAGCGCAAAGACATGGTTGACTACGAGCCTGAGCCTAAAGCGAAGAAAGAGAAAGCAGAGCCTACTGATACTCAAGTGATGGCGAAAGCTGTTCTCACTAAGAAACCGG